GCGCAGATTGGCACTGCCATCCACGCGCTGGCCGAGACGTGCTGGCAGACAGAGGATGACCCAAAGAACTACATCGACAAGTTGGTGGAGGGCATCCGCATCACCGAGCAGAACGCGGAGTTCGCGCAGCTACACCTGGACACCATCAAGCGCCTGGAGAAAGACTTAGGCCGCGTGCTGGTGGAGCAACACGGGACGGTGCTGAACACCATGCAAGTGTCACTATCTGGGACGTGCGACGTTGTCGGGTACAGCGTCAAGGACAGCATCATCGAGATCGTTGATTTGAAGACGGGTCGCAACTACGTTGACGCTGACTCGGCGCAGTTGAAGATTTACGCACTCGCCATGATGAAGGCGCTAGGCGATTTCCAGACCATCAGGCTGACGATTGTCCAGCCCCAGGTTGGCGTCAACCGCACTCACGAGATGAGCCTGTACGACTTGCTCCAGTGGCGCGATAACGAGTTGATGAAGGCCATCAACGAGATTAGCACCATGAACGCCTACCCGACACCGTCACGCGATGCCTGCAAGTATTGCCCTGCCAAGCTACACTGCCCAGCCCTGCGGGAGAAGGCTTACGAGTTGCCATTGGCTCCTACCAAGGAACTGACAGACAGCGAGATTGCCACCTGGTTGGAGCAGGGCGAATTGGTGGAGGCTTTCTACGAGGAGTTGCGTAAGGTAGCTACCAAGCGTCTGGAGGATGGCGCGGCAGTGCCAGGCTGGAACCTGGTTCCGAAGCGTGCTATCCGCAAGTGGAAGGCAGACAGTGATATCAGCGCGTTGCCTATTGAATACAACAAGCTGTACAAGAGCGAGCCAATCACGCCAGCGCAAGCTGAGAAATTACTGAGCAAAGATGATCGGCATCTGCTCGACGATTTGACAGAGAAGGTCTCTAGTGGACTAACTCTGGCAAAGATGTTGGAATCCTCCGACATCTAACATTGGGCGCAAGCCCGTTAACTTAGGAACTGAAATGCTAAATCTTTCAAATAACTCTGGATCAGGTAACAGCTACATCCGCTTTGCACCACAGGCTAACGCTTGGACCAACCGCGACGGTGAGGAAATTCAAATCAAAAAGGTGGTCATGGACCTGGACTCGGTGCAGACTGGCTGGCTGATGATTGGTGCTGGTGTACGCGACTGGCAGCCGGATGAGGTGCTTGGCGCTAAGAGCCAGTCGCCTGGCGAGGGCTACAAGCGCGGGTTTGTCGTGACGCTGTACTCAAAGGAACTCGGCCTGGTCGATTGGAGCGCCAACGCTTACGGCCCATGCAAGGGTTTCGAGAAGATTTACAACGAGTGCGAGAAAGCTGCCGGTGATAACGAGGGCAAGCTGCCTGTCATCGAGTACGTTAACTCTACAGCGGAGAAGGTTGGCAAGGGCAACACCCGAGTGCCGAACTTCAAGCTGGTGTCGTGGGTTGCGCGTCCCGCGGGAATGAGTGCGGATGGCGGTGACGACTTTGAGCCGGAGCCAGCACCTGTACGCAAAGCCAAGCCTGCGCCAGCACCTGTGATGGATGACGAAGAGTTTTTCTAACCAGTAGTCTGGTGGCCGGTGGGTTGATCTCCACCGGCTTTTTTTTCCTCTAAAAAAGTACAAGTATGAACATTATCGAATTTGGAGATTGCAGAGAGACCATGAGGCGTTGGAAAGATGAAGGCATCAAAGCGCAGACTTGCGTCACCAGCCCACCTTATTACGGATTGCGGGACTACGGACACGAAGGGCAGATTGGTTTAGAAGAAACGCCCGAGGAATACATCAAGGCGATGGTTGAGGTGTTTCGTTGCGTGTGGGATGTGCTGGAGGACGATGGGACGCTGTGGCTTAACATTGGCGACAGCTACTACAACTACCGGCCCGGCAAAGGGCAAGCATTGGTTAAGCAATCAGTCGCCAACAATGACCAAGATTTACCGCAGACTTGCGCTAGGTGCGGGAACAAGTTGGACGGACTGAAAGAAAAAGACCTAATCGGCATACCTTGGATGCTGGCGTTTGCCCTCCGCGCCGATGGTTGGTATCTACGCCAAGACATTATTTGGCATAAGCCAAACCCCATGCCTGAGTCGGTGCAAGACCGATGCACTAAGGCGCATGAGTACATTTTTCTGATGAGCAAGTCGCAAAAATATTACTACGATGCGGAGGCCATCAAAGAGGCCAGCTCTGACCCAGAAGGTAGCGCAAACAGGTACAAAGCGCCTTTTTTTGCTGGTGAAAAGCATGAAAGCGGTGGGTATTCAGCCACGGGCGCAACCCACACTAAAGGCATGAAAGAGTTTGATGGAAATCGTAACAAGCGCAGCGTCTGGACAGTTACCACCAAGCCTTACGCTGGCGCACACTTTGCCGTATTCCCGTCTGACCTGATAGAGCCGTGCATCATGGCTGGCGCACCAGTAGGCGGGATTGTTCTTGACCCGTTTATGGGCAGCGGAACAACAGCGCAAGTGGCGCAAAACCTTGGTAGGCAATACCTTGGATGCGAATTGAATCCCGATTACAAGCCTTTGCAAGACAAGCGTCTGGCGCAGCGTTCTTTGGTATTGGAGTAAAAAAATGGACACTGAAACAATAGCCAAAGCCCTCGGCAACGCCAAGAAGGTCAACGGGAACTGGCTTGCGAGTTGCCCTGTACCTGGCCACGGCAGAGGCAACGGGGACAAGAACCCGAGTCTGAGTATCAAGGAAGACAATGGCAAGTACCTGTTCCACTGCCACGGTGGGTGCGATCAAGGGTCAGTATTCGACGCTGTCAGGGAACGCAACCTATTGCCAAGCATCCAGCGCCAGGAGTACAGTCTTGCGCTCATTAAAGGTGAATTGATGACTATGCCAACGCTGGAGCAGGAGTGGGAGTACAAGGACGAGCAAGGCGAGACGCTGTTTGTAAAGCGAAGATTCAAGACCAACACCGAGAAGGGTAAGACGTACAGCTTGCACAAGGTGGATGCCGCTGGCAACCGCAAGGGCAGCATGACAGGTGCGCGGATAGTGCCTTACCGGCTTCCGGAACTCATCAACGCACGGGAATCTGGACGCGCCATCTATCTGGTGGAAGGTGAGAAGGCAGCGGATGCCCTGGTCAGCATTGGCGCCATTGCCACAACGTCGCACGCTGGTGCAAGCCACTGGCCGGCAGACATTACCCAATACTTTGCCGGCGCGGTAGTGATAGTGGTTCCGGACTGCGACGCACCAGGCTGGAAATACGCCAAGCGGGTGGTGGAGGCGCTCTTACCTGTCGCCAAAGCAATCCGAGTGCTGGACCTGAACCTACCGGAACTCGGGGACGATGCCTATGAGTGGGTTGCGGACGGCGGTGACCGAGCCAGGCTGGCAGAACTTGCCAAGGCGCTCCCCGTCATCACCGACATAGACCAGGTGCAGACGCCAGAGTGGATTGTTCCACGGGAAACGGTTGAGGAAGTGCCTGCGCTACCAGAGGAAGAGCCACCCATCCTAGTCCCACGGCAACTGCTCAACATTGAGGCTTGGGATGACATTGAGGACGAGCCGGTGGAGTGGCTGATAGACAGCGTGCTGCCTAAGAAGGCTTTTGCAGCCCTATATGGGCCGCCAGGGTCATACAAGTCATTTGTTGCCTTGGACATTGCCGAGGCGGTGGCAACTGGCAGGCCGTGGATGGGGCGGGAGGTGCAAGCAGCAGGCGCGGTGCTGTACATCTGCGGGGAAGGCTTTGGCGGCATCGGCGCACGCATCAAAGCCTGCAAGATGCACAACCGCACGCAAGCTGGCGCCGAAATCTACGTCATCAGGGCCGCGATAAACCTGAGAAGCAGCGCGGAAGACTTCGATCTGCTGGTGGCCTCCATCAAGGATTTAGTCGAGCGCACCGGAGTCCAGTTTGAGTTGGTGCAGATTGACACTCTAGCCCGAGCATTTGGCGGTGGAAACGAGAACAACTCAGAGGACATGGGAGCATTCATCCACAACGCCGGCCGAATCCAGCGGATGCTGAATTGCGCCATGATGGTGTTGCATCACTCGGGTAAGGATGCCACCAAGGGTTTGCGGGGACACTCAAGCCTGCTGGGAGCCGTGGACACCCAGCTGGAACTGCTGAAGATTGACGTAACACCAAACCCGTCAGGCCCGATAGCTGGAAGCGGCACCCTCACGATCAGCAAACAGAAAGACGGCCTCGATGGCGTGAAGATAGGCTTTGAGATGGTCAGGGTGGAGATTCAAGGCGGGACGCTAGGAATCAGCGATGCCCAGATCAGCCTGGCGGTGAGAGCCAGCGACGAGGCGCTCCAGCAGCAGGCAAATGCTAGTGCAATCCAACGCGAAACAAAACCATCGAGGACATTGACGGCAAACCAGAAGATAGGTATGCAGGCGCTGCATCGAGCGATTAAGAAGAATGGGCATATGACAAACATTAGAGAGGAGAGCCATAAGACCACATCTGAAGACGAGTGGAAAGAGGAATACGGGACTGTGATGCGTGGGAAAAGGGGCTGGACAAATTACTTTGATAGGTTGGTTGAGCAACTAGTTGGCAGAGGAGTAGCCGGTAAATTTAACAATGGAGTGGCAACATATGTTTGGGCTATATATCCGGATGATGAGCCATTTGCTGCCAAAGATTAAGAGTGTCTGTATGCAAATGCATACAAAAACGTATGCAACTGCATACACACTTTAGTTTGGAAATGTATGCAGTTATTTGTCGATGTATGCAATTGCATACAGACTGCATACAAGGTAAATGTGTGCGTGTATGCAGTTACACAAAAATCGTCTAATACGATTTGTAACTGCATACATGCATACGCACAATAGTTGTAATTTGAGATAGTGCATACATGAGGGCGTTTTGATGGCATCGAAGAAATTGTTGGAGACTGACGTTTATCCGAGCGATCGGTTCAAAGTATTTGAGCACTCGCTGATGGTTGAGATGGAACTGGCGAAGATGGAGCATGAGAAGACCTGGGGCATTGACCGAGTGATTGACTTGGTGGATGCCGAGTTCCGCAGGAAGTTCAACGCGCAGCGGGAGCGCATTTGGGAGGCCAGCCAGACGCGGGACGAGGAACGATTGGAGAAGGCCATCAAGGGGATGATTGCGGCCTATAAGGCGCTCACCAGGTGGGCGACTGAGGCAGGCATAGACCAGATGCCTAAAATCGATTGCATGGAACACCGTATGGGTGACGGGAGCCTGATGATCATCGTGAGGGATAAGCAGATGGCGACTTGGTACGAGCAGTTTCGTAAAGCGCCAGGCGCACGCTCTATCTGGACACTCGCGGAACTGGAGGTGGTGATGACGGGTCCGACGCTGACTCAGGTACGCGGGATCAAGGCGGCGATTCCTGGTACGACAATGGTTCCCGTGACGCCGCAAGGCTCAAGCGGGTTTGAGGAGATGGAGAACGATATCGACATCAGAAAACCGTTCAAGGGTGGCAAGATGTTTGATACGAAGGCAGCAGAAAGGGCTAGGAATGAGCGCAGGACGTGATTTATGGGACGAGGTGGTATGCAGGGTGCTTGCGGTAACGAAAAACGCTTGGAGGGTCATGTAATGCCTGGGAATCCGAAAGTGAGAGCAGATATTGCGCTGCTGGAGGACATCGATGACGAGTTGATCCTGTCGATGTTTGAAGAGGGGCGCAGCAAGGCAGACATATGCCGCGGCCTAGGCATCGGACGGCGTGCGCTCGATACGTGGATATCGGACAACGACTACGAACCTATAATTACGCGCGCGCGGGTGGAAGCGGCCTCGCATCTCGCTTGCGAGACACTCGCCATTGCGGATGGCATGGACGTGGACAACGGCCAGCGAGACGTGCAGCGCATCCGGACGCGGCAGTGGCTGGCCGAGCGCTGGGATCGGAAGACGTACGGCACTGACAAGGCGCAGTCGGTGAACATCAGCATCCAAGGTTTGCGTATGGAGGCGCTGCGCCACGTCGAAGTGGTTGAGCAGTTATCCACAGATCAGATGCCAAAGTTATCCACAGAATGAGTGCATTTGCTCAAAGATTAAGCAGAAACACGCATAAACACCCTGTTTTCATTCACATAATGGACACTGTATCAAATACACATTATGGGATTAGTGCAGACGCGCAGCATAATCATCAATGGAATCAACGGGTTACGCATACGATGGCGCAGCGTCAGAGGGGACGCGCAGCGTGCTGAGTTATCCACAGGCTGCAGATCGTTTGTTCGCTGCACGAACTAACCTGGCCGTGGTCGCCCGACCCCCCCCGTGGGGCGCTGGCGGCGGGGCGGTTGTGGCAGCACCCAAACACCTACCGAGTTGCGATTTCACGCTCCAACTGACCCTCTGACCCCCCTACCCCCCACCTAATTGCGCCCTATGCCTCCAAAAAAAAATTTAGCAACTCCCGAGAACCCGTTTATCGAGTTCGCGTTGCGCTACCGGAATGACCCAGTGCTGTTTGTCAGGGAGGTGCTGAACACCGAGCCTGACACTTGGCAAGTAGAGTTCCTGAATCACATTGCGGCTGGCAACCGACGCATCAGCGTACGCTCCGGCCACGGCGTAGGCAAGTCAACGGCCAGCGCCTGGGCGATGCTCTGGTATCTGTTTTTGCGGTTCCCTGTCAAGATTGTCGTTACAGCGCCGACGTCAAGCCAGCTTTACGACGCCCTGTTCGCGGAACTGAAGCGGTGGGTTAAGCAGTTGCCGCCCATGCTGCAAGAGCAGTTGGACGTGAAGCAGGACAGGGTCGAGGTGAAGGAGGCTCCCAACGAGGCGTTTATCTCGGCCAGGACAAGCCGCGCAGAGCAGCCCGAGGCATTGCAAGGTGTTCACTCCGACAACGTCATGCTGGTGGCCGACGAGGCATCCGGCATCCCCGAGGCGGTGTTCGAAGCCGCAGCAGGCTCAATGTCGGGTCACAAGGCGGTGACGCTGCTGCTGGGGAATCCAGTGCGCTCAACGGGTTTCTTCTATGACACCCACAACCGGCTGAAGGATGATTGGGTGACGATGAAGGTGAGTTGCGCCGACTCGCCCCGCGTCTCAGAGGCTTACCTGGGCGAGATGGCGGCACGCTACGGCGAGGAGTCAAATGCCTACCGGATTCGCGTACTTGGCGAGTTCCCGCGCTCAGATGACGATACCGTCATCCCTATGGAGTTGCTGGAGATGGCGCAGCAGCGAGACGTTGAGCCTAGTCAGTCAGCGCCAATGGTCTGGGGTCTGGACGTCGCCAGGTTTGGGTCGGACCGGTCTGCACTCTGCAAGCGCAAGGGGAACGCGGTGACCGAGCCAATCAAGACGTGGAAGAACCTGGACCTGATGCAACTCACCGGCGCGGTGGTGTCCGAGTACGAGTCCCTGCCACCATCCGAGCGACCTACCGAGATCCTGGTGGACAGCATCGGCCTTGGCGCGGGAGTGGTTGACCGGCTGCGGGAGCTGAATCTTCCCTGTCGCGGCATCAACGTCTCCGAGAGTCCAGCGATGGGCGCGACGTACCGGAATCTGAAGGCTGAGCTATGGCACAAGGCCAAAGCCTGGCTGGAGGGTCGGGACTGCAAGATGCCGAAAGATGAGGCGCTGGTGGCAGAGTTGGCCATCGTCCGATATTCGTTTACCAGTTCGGGGAAGATTCAGATTGAGGGTAAGGATGAGATTCGCAAGCGCGGGTTCCCGAGTCCGGACAGGGCAGACGCCTTTTGCCTGACGTTTGCGTCAGATGCGGTGATCGGAGCATTTGGCGGGGCTAAAGTGTCCTGGAATAAGCCACTGCGCAGGAATCTTCCGCGAGTAGCATAATTACGCATCCAACCAAAGGAGTGAATCTATGAAGATTACCAAGGCCGCGAAGAAGATTGCTACTGTGATGAAAGAGTACAAGTCGGGCAAGCTGCACTCTGGCATGACCAAGCGCGTTGTGAAGAATCCCAAGCAGGCGATTGCTATCGCATTGAGTTCTGCTGGCGTAAAGCCTAAACCTATGAAGGGGAAGATGTAATGGCTACACAAACCCGCGACGTTCCTGGTAAGTACCAGGCGGCGATGAATCAGATGATGACGCCGGCCAAGGAGGTGGCTAAGTGCCCTATGCCTACCCAGGACGTGGTGCTGAATCTGAAGAATCGGGCGAAGGCGATCACCACTGCCGCCTACGGCCCTGAGAATCCCGCGTTGCCGAACACGGCCTACTGGAAGAAGAAGGCAGACACCTGGGACGTGAGCATCGATGACGCGAAGAAGAGCCGCTGCGGTAACTGCGCGGCGTTTAACGTGCAGGACTCGATCAAGCAGTGCATTGCTAAAGGAATTGGAAATGAAGCAGACCCTTGGGGAACTATACGACTCGCTGACCTCGGCTATTGCGAGATTTTTGACTTCAAGTGCGCAGCTACTCGAACGTGCGATGCTTGGGTTACGGGCGGCCCTAACGATGGCAGCGCAGACTCTGAAGAGCCTGTGGACACGAAACTAGAGGGCGGGGTGGAAGAATGAAGAAGCCAGGTTTGTACGCCAACATTCACGCCAAGCAGGCCCGTATTAAGGCTGGCTCAGGCGAGAAGATGAACAAACCTGGCACAAAGGCAGCGCCCAGCGCAGCCGACTTCCGCAAGGCGGCCAAGACAGCCAAGCCGGTGAAGAAGTGACAGCGGCCTGGACACGCAAGGAGGGCAAGTCGGCCACTGGCGGGTTGAATGCCAAGGGTCGCGCCAGCGCCAAAGCCGAGGGCATGAATCTCAAGCCTCCGGTGAAGTCCGGCGATAACCCGCGTCGGGCGTCTTTCCTGGCGCGGATGAGTGGTATGCCTGGTCCTGAGATGAAGGACGGGAAACCGACCAGGTTGCTGCTGAGTCTAAACGCCTGGGGAGCGTCATCCAAGGCAGACGCCAAGGCCAAGGCGAAGGCCATATCCGCGAGGAACAAGGCCAAGTGATAAGCCCCATTGCCATCAGCACCGTCCACGGCAAGAACCTGGCGGTGATGCTGGCGTCTATCCGCGAGTATTGCCCCGAGATTCCGGTGTACTTGCGCGGTCCTGCCTCGGTCCTGGATCGGTTCGACGCCGACGTGAAGATGGTCGGCCTGCCTCGCAACTTTGGCGAGGACTACAACGACATCATCAACTGCGCACTGAAGGATTTCGACTCTGTCGTGGTGGCGAATGACGATATTGTCCTGACCCCCACCAGCTACCGCGTCCTGATGGACGACGTGGATATCATCAGCGACCTGAGCCTGAACCCTGGTTGGGTGGCCTCCAGGTGCGATTCTGCGCGTGCTGTGCAGAATATTCGCTGGAATCCCGAGGGTGAAACCATCGATATGTGCAGATTCACGTCCGAATCCAAGATTCGGCGCGCTGATGTCATATCGCCCATATTCGCCTGGATTTGTGCAGATGCCTTTACCAAATGCCCATTTCCACCCCTAAATTGGTACTCGGATGATGTGCAATGCACCGACCTGGAGGAACTGGGTTACGAGAATTATGTGAGCGCGTCCTATGTCCACCATGTCGGGAGCCAGACTGTGGGCGTGAACGCCGAGATGCTAACCAACCAGGCGCTGCCCTGGCTTATGAAACACCGACCCAAATATGTCCAACGCTGGTTTGACTCTTAACCTGGGGTCCGGTAAGGACTACAAGGATGACGCACTCAACGCTGACATCCGGCCAGACGTAGGCGCTGATTGGGTTGTGGACATCTCCGATATGCACATTGGAGGGATCGTCCGCTGGAAGGACAGATACGTCACCATCAAGCGCGGAGGCTTTGAGCGAATCATTGCCTTTGACGTTTTGGAGCATATCCCCAACCTGGTCAAGGCCATGACCAACTGCCGCGATCTGCTGGCTGATGGCGGTGAGATGCATATCGTCGTGCCCTACGAGTTGGGTTTAGGCGCTTGGCAGGACCCGACGCACGTCCGAGCGTTTAACGAGAATTCATGGGTGTACTACTGCGCCTGGCACTGGTACTTGGGATGGAAAGAACACCGATTTGAGATGACGCACCTGGATTTCCGTCTCTCAGAGTATGGGAAAACCCTAGAATTGGAAGAAGACGAGTTGTTGCGCACGCCTCGGGCGGTGGACTCCATGTACGTCGTACTTAGAAAGATACCCGTATGAACATGAACGAATTGCCTGTTACCACTGACGTGGCAGCCCAGCAGCCTATGGATGACACCGAACTCGAGGCCATCATCGGGCAGGACCTGACAGACGCTGTCAGTTATATCGATTCCGATATATCTCCCATCCGAGCGATGGGAACCGCCTACTACCGTGGAGACCCGTTCGGGAACGAGGAAGACGGGCGCTCCCAGGTGGTTGCGATGGAGGTGCGCGACACCGTGTCGGCCATGATGCCAAGCCTGATGCGGGTGTTTTTCTCTAGCGAGAACACCGTCGAGTACGTCCCCGAGACACCGGCAGACGTGGAACACGCCAAGCAGGCAACCGACTACGCGAATTTCGTGTTCAACCGTGACAACAACGGTTTTATGACTACCTACGCCATCTTCAAAGATAGCCTGGTGCGTAAGTGCGGCATTGCTAAGTTCTGGTGGGAGGACTCCGAGAAGGTGGAAATCACCGACTTCAGCGGTCTGGATGACCAGACCCTACAGGTGCTGATGCAGGAGCAGGCCGAGGTGAAGATTGTTGTGTCATACCCCGACCCTGATGCGCCTCCCATGCAGCCACAGATTGACCCTATGACGGGTCAGATGTTAGCGCCTCCACCACAGATGCTGCACGACGTGCAGATCAAGCGCGTCACCAAGGACGGGCGCATCAAGATCATGGCAGTGCCGCCAGAGGAGTTGCTGATAGACCGCCGAGCGCGGTCCTTTGACGATTGCAGCCTGATCGCGCACCGGAAGATGGCGACCGTCGCCGAACTTATTGCGATGGGCTACGACGAGGACGAGGTGCTGGACAACGTCACAGCCTCCGACCTGGACGATAACGAGGAATATCTGGCACGCCAGCCGCTGGCCACTGCCATAGGTCAGACCGACAGCGCAAACCCTATGCAGCGGCGCGTCCTGTACATCGAGGCGTACGAGCGCATTGACTACGACGGCGATGGCATCCCCGAACTTCGCAAGATTTGCTGCATGGGTTCCGGTTACAAGGTTGTGCGCAATTTGCCGGCGTCCTACATCCCGTTTGTGGACTTCCCATGCGACCCCGAGCCACACACCAGTCCCATCGAGGCGATGTCCATTTTCGATATCACGCACGACATCCAAGAAATCAAGTCCGAGATTCTGCGCAACACGCTGGACTCTTTGGCGCAGTCCATCCACCCCCGCACTGCCGTAGTCGAGGGTCAGGTCAACATGGATGACGTGCTGAACAACGAGACGGGAGCCGTGATTCGTATGCGTGCGCCTGGCATGGTGCAACCGTTCTCCAGCCCGTTCGTCGGGCAGGCCGCGTTCCCCATGCTGGACTACATCGACCAGATCAAGGAAGACCGCACCGGCATGAGCAAGGCCGCGATGGGTCTCAACGCCGACGCATTGCAGTCCAGCACCAAGGCGGCGGTGGCCGCCACCATCAGCGCTTCACAGGGCCGCATCGAACTCACGGCGCGGATGATGGCCGAGGGAATGAAGAAGCTGTTTAAAGGCATCCTGTTCCTGATGGTGACCCACCAGGACAAGCCCCGCACGATCCGGTTGCGCGACAAGTTTGTGGAGATCGATCCCCGCGCCTGGAACGCCAACATGGATGTGAGCATCAACATCGGCCTGGGTAACGGCGACACCAACGAGCGCCTACAGGCTCTGATGATGATTAGCGCCAAGCAGCAGGAGGCTCTGACGCAACTCGGCGCTCAGAACCCGCTGGTAAGCCCATCCATGTACGCCAGCACCCTGCGCAAGATTGTGGAACTCAGCGGGTTCAAGGACTCCAGCCAGTTTTTCAATGACATTCCCGCAGACTATCAGCCGCCAGCGCCTCCACCTCCCAAGCCGACACCAGAGGAGGTGCTGGCCGAGGTCCAGGCCAAGTCCATCGAGGCCGACATCCAGAAGAAGGCCGCCGAGTTGGAACTCAAGCGCGAGCAGATGATCCGCGACGATGACTTCCGGCGCGACCAACTGGCGCAGGATGGACTACTAAAGAAATATGAAATTGAGTTAAAGTACAACGCACAAATTAGCAACGCTGAGATTCAAGCTGTCACCAGCATGAATCGAGAGGCACCCATCAACCAACCTGGAATGGCATGACAGATCAAGTAATTCGCTCTGGCCGCAAGGCACAGGAACTCTTAGAGGATGAGACGTTCAACACAGCAATCACCAAGATTGAGAACGAACAACTCTGGATTTTCAAGAGCAGCAAACCCGAAGAATCCGCGAAACGCGAGATGGCCTGGTCCATGTTGAGGGCAATTGAGAACCTCAAGAATGAACTGACAAAGACCATCGACAACGCAAAAGTGGCGCAGCGTGCGCTGGAACGGGTTAGCAAATGACAGAATCACTCAACATGGACGCAGCAGTCCAGGCACTCACGGCCATACTTCCCGAAGAGGGAGAAAAGTCAACCGACGAGGCGTTATCTCAGGAAACTGAGGCGGCGGTGGATGAAGAATTGTCCGGTGATGCAGACGCATCGGACGATGAAACACCTACCGAACAGTCAGAGGAAGATGAGGAATCAGAGGAGAGCGAAGAGCCGCAGACTTTCACCGTCAAAGTAGATGGCAAGGAAGTTACTGTAACGCTTGACGAACTCCAACAAGGTTACTCACGCACTCAAGACTACACGCGGAAGACCCAGCAGATTGCCGAGGTGCGCAAGCAAGTCGAGCAAGAGAGCCAGGCCATCCGCGCCGAGCGTGCGCAGTACGCTCAACTGTTAGGAGCATTGGAGCAACAGGTTCAGCAGGCAGCAGAGCCTCAGATCGACTGGGACCGTCTTTATCAAGAGGACCCCATCGAGTGGGTGAGGCAGAAGGAGTTAGTGCGAGAGAACCAGACCAAGTACGCGGCTATTCAGAGCGAACAGCAGCGTCTTGCAGAAATCTCACGCGCAGAACAGGCGCAGTCTATGCAGGCATTTCTTGCTCAAGAGCAGGAAAGACTGATGGAAGTCCTACCCGAGTGGAAGGACCCCGCTAAGGCCAAGGCAGAGAAGGCGCTACTCATTGAGTTCGGTCAGAAAGCCGGATTCCAGCCTGATGAACTGAAGAATATTTTTGACCACCGTGTCGTGAACGTGCTGCGTAAGGCGGCACTGTACGAGCAGATGATGTCCAAGCGGGGCAACATCAAACCGGTAGTCAACAATGGCCCAAGACCAGCCAAGCCAGGTGCAGCGGGTCGAGTCTCCACGACAAGCGAGTCAACGCGCGCAAAACAACGTCTTGCAAAAAGTGGCCGCGTACAAGACGCGGTCTCCGCAATTGAACTTTTATTAAAGTGAGTAAATCATGGCAATCGTAACTAACACTTTCACGACCTTTGACGCCAAAGGTATCCGTGAAGACCTGTCCAACATCATCACCAATATCGCACCCGAAGAAACTCCTTACATGAGCAACATCGGCCGCGAATCAATCAGCAACTCGCTGTTTGAATTCCAAAGCGATACCCTGGCAGCAGCCGCTGCCAACAAGCAGATTGAGGGTGACGATGTCGCCTCCTTTGACGCTGTTACCGCAACTGTGCGCCTGCAAAACTACGCTCAGATTTCGCGCAAGACCATCATCTTGTCCGCGACTGAAGAGGTGGTCAACAAGGCTGGCCGTCGCAGCGAACTGGCTTACCAGATCGCCAAGCGTAGCGCCGAACTGAAGCGCGACCAAGAGTTCACCATGCTGAATGGCGCGGTGGCTGCTGCTGGTAGCACCAGCGTTGCACGCGGTACTGCATCTCTGGGCGCGTGGGTCAAGACCAACGTCGATATGCAGACCAACGGTACTAATCCGTCATACACCACGCTGCCAAACAGCGCACGCACTGACGGTAACGTCCGCACCTTTACTGAGACCATTCTCAAGAATGTGATTCAGCAAGTGTGGGCTGCTGGTGGCGCTCCTAAGATTCTGATGACCGGCCCTGTTAACAAGCAGCGCGTCAGCGGTTTCTCGGGTATCGCCTCTAGCCGTTTCAACATTAACGGTGGTGAAAAACCTGCAACTTTAATTGGAGCCGTGGATTTATACGTCAGCGATTTCGGAACCGTGGCCGTTATTGCGAACAGGTTCCAACGTGAGCGTGACGCCTGGGTGTTGGACCCCGAATACGCCAAGATGGTTGTGCTGCGTCCTTACCAGCAAATTGAACTCGCTAAGACCGGCGACGCTGAGAAGCGTATGTTGCTGGTGGAGTGGGGTCACAAGGTGCTGGCCGAGAATGCCCACGGCCTGGCTGCTGACCTGATTACGTCGTAATCAATGGAAGGGATCAGGGCAACCTGGTCCCTTTTTTAACGCATGAACAATCAAGTATTTGACGAGAACAAGGAAGCGGGTATCACCCGCTTTTGGCATTTCAACGATGAAACTGGCCAGGCAACAATTCAGACTCAGCAGGATGTCACAGCAGTTGTTGAAGCGAACAAGGCAGATTTCAACCATGTAGATGAACGCGCAAACTGGAAGGGCGAGTGGCATCACGTTGCCAGCATCCCAGAGGCTGTTTACTACCAACTCAAGGCCGAGGGTAAGTTAGATGACCAGGCGTACATGAAGCGCTGGCTCAACGACCCCGACAACAGATTTTTCAGAACGAGACCTGGACAAGTATGAATAACTACATTGCAGTCTGCACCCCAGCCCGTGACATGGTTCACGCCAACTTCACCTATTGCTTGGTGAATATGGTCTGCTACCACACGCTGAACACGACAGACGCAGTGAGTTTGAAGATCATGCAGGGTACTCTGATTCAGAACCAGCGTGCCGACTTAGCGCTGGATGCGATGGGAGAGGGCTGCACGCATATCTTGTTCATTGACTCAGACATGACGTTCCCGCAGGACATGGTGGAGCGCCTGCTTAAGCATGACCTGGATATCGTGGCGACCAACTGCGCACGCCGACGCATCCCTACCGGACCGACTGCTCAGAAGTACGGTCCTGATGGCGAGCGCGAACTGGTCTACACGATGCCCGAGTCAACCGGTATCGAGGAAGTTGGAAGCATCGGAATGGGCGTGATGCTGATTAAGCGCAACGTCTTTGAGAAGCTGACAGAACCGTGGTTTGAGACTCCTTGGCGCACCGATAAGCGCGGCTACATCGGTGAGGACATCTTCTTCTGCCGTAAGGCGCAGGCGGCAGGGTTTAGAATCTACATAGACCACGACGTGAGCAAAGAGATAGGCCACATCGGGACGTTTGAATTCAAGCACGACCACACCTGGATGATGCGGGACATCGAGAAGGAAAAGGAAGAGCATGGCACTTAGCACCTACGCTGAACTGAAAGCCTCGGTGGCCGACTGGCTCAACCGTAGCGATCTCACGTCTGCCATCACCGACTTTGTATCTCTGGCCGAGGCTCAGATGGAGCGTGATCTGCGCACCAGGCAGATGATTGTCAGGGCCAACGCCACCATTAACACTGAATACAGCGCACTTCCTGATGACTACCTGGAGGCTAAATCGTTCAAGCTGACGGGTACGAATCCCATCTCCCCGCTGGTATTCCAGACGATCAACGCAATAGATGACTTGCAAGTAACTTACACGTCCAGCGGCCAGCCTAAGTATTTTTGCGTGATTGGTGGACAGATTCGCGTACTGCCGACGCCTGACACCTCTTACGTTTCCGAGTTGATTTACTACGGGAAACTCAGCAAGCTGTCCACATCGAACACGACCAACTGGCTGTTGACTCTCTCACCTGACGTGTACCTTTACGGTTCGCTGCTCCAGGCCGCGCCTTACCTACAGGATGATGCGAGAATCCAGGTATGGGCTGGGTTGTACCAGAAGGGCATCGACGCACTCAACATAGCTGATGAGCGTGGTTCCATGACGGGCGGCGCGTTGATGGCAAGAGCAAGGACATTCGGATGATAGTGACCACTACAAAGGGTGATATGGATGACTCGCTGCTAGAAAAGCGCGAGGGTTCAGACGAGACTGACAGCGAGACAATTTCGTTCACCGAGTACTGGTTAAATGGTGAAATGGTGCATCGGTCTGTTCATGTTGTGCTGAAGCGCAACGTGTTCAGCGAGGGCATAACTCAAATGATTGGATAAAAAATGGCGAACACGCAAGCAATGTGTACATCGTTCAAGGTTGACTTGCTCAACGCCGTACACGCATTCAATGGAACCGGAGTGCCAGCGCACACTGCATCCACAGCCGACACGTTCAAGGCCGCGCTTTACACCACAGCAGGCAGCCTGGGAGCCGCTACAACGGCCTACAGCAGCAGCAATGAAGTGTCCGGAACTGGCTATACCGCCGGTGGCGTAACAGTCACCTTTGGCACTGCACCGTCATCGACAAGCACCACGGCATTCATCACGCCCAGCGCCAGCATCAGTTTCAGCAACGTCACGCTGTCCACAGCGTTTGACGCGGTCCTGATATACAACTCGACTCAGAGCAACAAGGCGGTCAGCGTCCACACATTTGGATCGCAGACAGTTACCGCTGGCACGTTCACTCTGACCATGCCCACCAACGACTCCAGCACCGGCCTCATCCGGCTGGCGTAACTGAAGGAGCAGCGCCGTGGCTGCATACGGTACAGGCTACTACGGCAAGGGCGTCTATGGCATAGGCAATGTTGTCATCTCTGGCAACGCCTCCACGCTTGCCATCGGGACACTGCTTGCCAGTAGGTCAATCCAAGAGGATGGGACGGTTGGAACGGGCAATGTCGGAACAGTCGGGCTGACTGTATCCATTGCCATCACCGGCAACGCATCCACAGCATCCATTGGCACTGTAGCGCCAAGCACTACAAAGGCATCCACAGGTAACTCGGCCACCTTATCGGTTGGCAGCGTCATTCAAAGCGCTGACATAAGCCTGTCAGGTAACAGCGCAACACTCTCGCCAGGTACTGTTACTAACAGCGCAAGCATGGCCTTAACAGGCAACGCATCAACCGGATCGGTTGGAACTGTATCCGCTGAAGTCATATCGTTCCAGGCCATCACCGGAGTGAGTGGAACTGGATCAGTTGGTACTGCCGCAAATGTCATCTCAATTGAGATAATGGGAAATGGCGCGACTGGCACGGTTGGAACAATCATTGGATTCGGTTGGGGTGCGATACCTGACACTTCCGAGTCATGGAGCGCGATAGCTGATACATCAGAGACGTGGACGGTTATTGCTGACACGTCAGAGAGTTGGACACCGGTATCTGACACCAGTGAAACATGGGCAGATATCTCCGATAATGCAACAACGTGGCAAGTGGCCGCATAGAGGTACATCATGGCAGATTCAACGACGACCAACTTACTCCTTACCAAACCCGAGGTAGGAGCCTCAACTGACACGTGGGGCACAAAGATAAATACGGACATGGGGTTAATTGACTCAGTGTTCGATGCGGCTGGAACTGGAACCAGCGTAGGTCTCAATGTCGGATCAGGTAAGACGCTGGCGGTGGCTGGTACGCTGACTGCTACCGGTACTCAAACACTGAGTGGTACAACAACTATCAGCACCATCACATCTGCGGCAGCTACGGCACTTACGTTAAAAAGCGCAGGAACCACAGCGGTCACCGTAGACACAAGCCAGAACGTGGGGATTGGGACTTCTTCTCCATCGGTTAGGCTTCAAGTTGATTCTGGCGCTACTGGGGAAATGCAACGGTATAACTCTACCAGTACAGCCCCGTTTGTCGGTTGGTATGTCAGTAGTACACGCAAAGCGTACCAGCAATGGGATGCTTCGTATGGTTGGATTTTGGATTCTGAAGCAGCATCCACGGGAATTGTGTTTAGAACGCAAAACAGCGAACGGATGCGTATTGACTCCAGCGGCAACGTGGGGATTGGTACTACTTCGCCATCGGTTAAGTTTCAAGTTAACCATTCATCTGATGTAGCGGCAATTAACGCATCTGGAGGCGGCGTCACGTTAGGTATGAGTAATTCATCTGCAAATGATGTATTGCTTCGCATGACAAATAACTCAAGCAACTTTTACGACATTCGTAATTTAACAAGTGGAAGTGCTTTTACTATTGGATATAACGGTACAGAACGGATGCGTATTGACTCCAGCGGCAACGTGCTGGTGGGTACTACAAGTTCAGGCGGCGTTGGTTGCACCATAACCGCTGATGGAAATGGTCGATATTTTGTTAATAATTGTACTTATAACGGGTTTGGAGTACAAATTTTTAAACAAAATGGAACACAAGTTGGTTCTATTGCAATTAACTCAACAACTACAACTTACGGAACAACATCTGATTATCGTTTAAAAGAAAATATAGAGCCAATGACGGGGGCTTTATCTATTGTTTCTAGGCTTAAACCCGTAAAATATAAATGGAAAAAAGATGGTTCTGATGGGCAAGGTTTTATTGCCCACGAGTTGCAAGAAATAATTTCCGATTGTGTAACAGGAACTAAAGACGCTGTAGACGCAGACGGCAATCCCGTATACCAAGGCATCGACACCAGCTTCTTGGTTGCAACCCTGACCGCAGCCATACAAGAGCTTTCTGCAAAAAATGATGCGCTAGAAGCCCGTCTTGCAGCATTGGAGGCAAAATGAACGAAATTTGGCATCCTTGCGCTGGCTACGAAACTCATTATGAGGTAAGCAATTTTGGCAATGTGCGCTCCATTGAACGATACGCAAACAATGGACACAACAACGGCTTGCGTAAACTACCATCAAAGGTTTTAACACCTGCGGTTGGTAAGTCAGGATATTTGCTGGTTACGTTTTCTGTTGACAACACGCAATCAAGTCAAAACGTGCATCACCTTGTGGCAAGAGCGTTTATTTGCAACGACTCAAACAAACCACAAGTTAACCATAAAGACGGCAATAAGCAAAATAATTGCTTGGATAATCTTGAATGGGTTACTGCATCTGAAAATGGTCTTCATGCCTATCGTGTACTTGGCAATACAGCGTGGAACAAAGGTATGAAACAGCAAGCTCTCATCATTTCCCTGACAGACCGTATCGCGGCGTTGGAGGCTAAATAATGGAATTCCAGCCAATGTTTAACTTCATCGGTGGTGCGATCCTGGTCGCTGTCGGATGGTGGTGTAAAGAGATATGGGACTCGGTCAAGGCATTGAAGAATGACATCAAGGCCATAGAAATTGATCTGCCAAAGAACTACGTCAGCAAGATCGACATCGAGAGTCGCTTGGACAAGATTGACGCGACTCTAGAGCGCATCTTTGACAAGCTAGAGAACAAGGCCGACAAGTGATGGATCAGATTGTCTCAGCAGAAAGCCCCTGGCCTAACACTGAGACGAAAACCGTTTTGGTTTGTCGTATCCCTAAGAAAGATGAGGACAAGAAGATGGGTGCTAATGAGTTTATGGATAAAGATGGACGCATCTGCCGGTGGGCGGTTGTCAATAAAAAATGATTGATCCTTTCACGGCGTTTGCGATGGCTCAGGGCGCTGTAACTGGCATAAAAAAGCCATTGCTCTTGGTAAAGACATCCACGGCCTATACAAAGAATTCAGCAGTTTTTATCAAGCAGCGGATACAGTTCACCTAGCGAGCAGCAAAGCCAGGATTGCAAGCATAGGAAAGACGGATGCACAGATAAGTTCTCAGGCTCTCCAGATTGCAATGGCATCCAAGGCGTTGCGAGAGCATGAGAAGGAACTGAAGGACATTCTTTTCTATAGCGGAAACGCACAGGTATGGGAAGAGATGATGGCAGAGCGAACCAGGATGATTAAAGAGCGCAACACATTGGAAAGAGAAGAATCGGAACGTAAGCAAAAGGATAAGGAAGCGAAGGTGGCAATCATTATGAACACACTCTGGATCACAGGCGCATCCGCTATCGTTGTCCCACTGGTCAGCATCACGTTTCACGTTATCACTAATAGGGGTTTCTGATGATTCCAATTCTCGGCGCATTACTCGGTACTCTTGCGGAAAGCGGCCTGGGTCTGCTTTCTTCCGCTATCCAGGCCAAAGGCAAGGAGGTGGTCGAGAACACGTTGGGCGTAAAGATACCCGACAACCCGACACCGGCTGATGTTGAGAAGCTGCGCGAGTTGCAGTTTCACCATGAAGAGCGCCTGATTGAATTGGGCATTGAGAAAGCCAAGCTGGAGATGGCCGAGTTGGAGTTGTTTGCCAAAGCCGCACAGAGTGATGCGGATAACGTAACAGATCGCTGGCAGGCAGATATGAACTCTGACTCCTGGCTCTCAAAGAACATCCGGCCAATGTCGCTGATTGCTATATTCATGGGGTACTTTCTGTTTGCCATGATGAGCGCCTACGGCCTCAACGCAAACGAGTCCTATGTGACCCTGCTTGGTAACTGGGGGATGCTGATTATGGGCGCCTACTTTGGAGGCAGGACTGTCGAGAAGCTAGCCGAAATGAGGAGCGCAAAATGAGCCTAAACCAAGAACAGGCAGCTTTCCTATTGGATATGTGCAAGCTGATCCAGCACGCCACAGATCTGGGGTTTATGGTCACTGGTGGAGAGTTGGCGCGTACACCTGAGCAGCAGGCCATTTACGTCAAGACGGGCCGGTCTAAGACCATGAACTCCATCCACCTCAAGCGGTGCGCGATGGATTTGAATTTCTTCAAGGACGGGAAAATCATCTGGGACAAAGCTATCTTGGCTCCGGTTGGTGCGTACTGGGAGAGCCTGCACCCTAAGAATCGATGGGGTGGGAACTTCAAGTCACTGCTAGACTGTCCGCACTTTGAACGAAACGTATGACAGACTACACAAGCCAGATCACAACGCCAGCGCAGCCGAATATCGGCAACCCTGGCGAGGTATATGACCGCTTGTTTTTCAGCCAAACACTCAGCAACATCGGGAACTACGCCAAGCGCGTCACAAACGCTTTGGGCGCGTTATTTGGACCGCGTGGGGGTAAGTAC